TTAACACCAATTGGCACTCCAATCGATTCAATTCGGTCAATTAGCCTTCTGTTTTCTACATGGACTCGTTCGTTTTCTTCACGAAGTTGTTCCGGTTGTGCCAAGGCTTCTTTGATGGCGGTGATGGTTTGGTTAACAAAATGCTCTGACCAGCTCATCGCTTGCTCGTGTGCATATGGGTCAAAGCAAGTTGCAACGCAACGCTCTAACGCCTCTAACGCTAGCTTTAATGCTTCGTCTTTGTTCATATAACCTTTCAAATAAAAATCCCTCATGACAGACCTGTTAAGGACTATCACAAGGGATAATTTAGGATTGATTAGAATTATTTTCGTTAGTTACACTAACTCAAAACATTGCTTCTTCGGATTGATCTGTATCAACAGAAGCACCTTCAACATCAAAGTCAACAAAGTTTTCAGATTTACGTTCATAGCGAACAAGATCAGTAACTTGAACAGCTACCAACATGGTGGAGATACCTGACTTACTAACTTTACCGTTAGGAAGCTTGATCTCATAAGGTGAGCAATACACCATTACATTACCGATAGAACCATTACCGATTAATGTTGGATTAAGTTCTTTCTTACCAGAGTCTACAACTCTTATTTTGGCGGCATCAGTACCATCTTTTTTAAAAGCTTTCTTCTTAAGATTAACAGAGATTTTACCGCCTTCAATAGGCTTAACTTTGCCGAACTGAGAGAACTCTTTCTCACGTTTCTTGTCACCTTGGATTTGTAACTCATACTGATCAACACCAAAAGGTGATACAGGTTTATCAAGTTTAGCCCAGAACAAGGCTACGTCTTTGATGATGATGTTAGGTGTGTTTGTTGCTTGTGTCATGATATTTTCCTATGGATTTACGTTTAATTTATGTTTCAAGTATACTTCTCGCTAGTCGGTTCCTAATAGATATTATTAACAAACAGGGAGAATAAATATGTCATCAGGTGGTAAAACCCGTAACATTAACTCTCTTGCTAACCTAAAGCTAATTACTTCAGAGACAGCTCGAGAGAATCAGAAGAAAGCTACTCAATCAAGAATGTTGAATAAGCAGATCAGAGAAGAATTTAAGTTGAATGCTAAGAACTTTCAAGAAGTAATGAAAGATTTACCTCAACTATCTTCACTCGATGTCCTTAGAATGGCTATGCATCAAGCCCTTCAACAAGATAACTTTGAAGATGCTGCTAGGTATGCTAACATGGTAGCAGAGTATGAACAACCTAAACTACAGAGGATTGATCAGACTACTACAACCCGTACAGCAGACCTCTCAGATGAAGAACTTCAGAGGATTATCTCAGAAGAAGGTCTAGATAGTAAGTCTTAAGAGAATGTCATAAGAGAATGTCTTTAGGTATATTACCTATTGATGTTCTCTTTTTTATTTCTCTTTAATAATATACTTTTAATAAATATATTAATAACTATCTAAGGGACAGTATCCTATTAGGTTCCAGCTAAATAAGTCTATGATTCTATTGGGTTTTTCTCCTTTAGTGCGTAAAAGACTTCGACAATGTATGGACAAGTTAACTCATAAAAGGTGAGAGTTGATACGTCAACATGCTCATCCATAGAGTTTTTGTATCTTTCGATACAGTCATACGGTGATACACCGAATTCAGTACAAAAGTGATCATCAACTAAGACCCATTTAGGATTCATTGGTTCTTGAAGTTTCATTTATCTAGCCTCACTTTCTTTACCCACAATAGTTTGCCTTTAAGGAAAGCCTTTTGGATACCTGTTGTATCATCAAAGACCACGGATATCTCAGACTTTACCTTTGATTTGATTCTCAGGATAAGGTCTGTGTAGATTTCTGCTGCAGAGTGCATTATTCGTCTTTCAGTATAGAACCTCTTTTAATTTTACTAACAAGAACGTCATATAGTTTATGCATGACAGCGCTGAAAGCAAGGTTATCTGATAGTCTGGCTAGCTCATGGTAGTCAAGCTTTCCTAAGCCTTCCAAAAGTGCTAATGCATCTTCTTCAGACATTACGATAGTGTATTCAACTTGGGTTTCTTTGGAGATTTTCATAGATCTATTTCCTTACCGATTTTATCGATTAATGTTACAAGCTCATCGTACTGGTTATAACCTTGGTAGGTTAAGGCTTTAGCGATTACTTCAGAGTTCATGAAGATAGATGCTAACATGTTATGTTCTTCGAGATTACTTACACTTATTCTTAGAGTGTATGGTTGGAACACGATAGGATAATCAGAGCATTTAGAGACATCCATTAGTATTGATCCTCATTGTCAAGTGCATCATTGATTTTAATACAGATAGTCTGCATACGTTGATATCTTTCATCAAAGACATGACAGGCTACACTTGGGATTTGTCCGTAGTAGGAGAATAGACTGGACATATCTCTGTATTCTTCAGCTGTTTCAACAGTGATGGTTAATGAGAAGGGTTGAAAGACTTTTGGCTGGATACGTTTAGTAATTACTTGCATATTAGACCTCAGTGATTAATGATTGAACAGTTTCAGTGCAGTTGGTACATACGAATTCTGCAATCTTGGTACCGAAAGGGGTGTGAGTGACGCTTAATACGTTGACGTCTTCTGAGTTGTGTTCTAGATGACAGTTTTCGCAGTGGACAAAGTATAATCTCTTGTACATTTAATTCCTTTGTTAAAAAAGTTCAAAAAGTGACATAAAACGAACAAATTGAACGTTCAGGTTTTTACACACGAAAAATCCCTCAGGACATCCCTCAAGTCTCGCCTGTTTCTCAGCGAAATCATCGAGTTACTGTCCTGAGAGGACTGTCTTACAGTGAATTGTAGAACTTTTTAACCTGTTGTTCTACTTCTGCTGCTATTTCCTTCTCTTTATCGATATCCCTGTGCCATTTTTCCTCTTGTTTGAGGAAATCCCTGTGTTTTGTGATCTGATACCATATACCTCTCTCTACTTTTGTCATAGAAGGAAGTTCTTCCATGACGTCTACTAGTGCATTTAGCTCTTCAGGTGACATATCTAGGTAATATCTACCATATGCTTGTCTTAAGAATGCCATTTTACTGTCCTTCCAGTATTTGATCATAGATTGCTGTGTATTCTATGATGATGCCGTTGAGTTCTACCTCATTTACCATGTTTTCCAGCACACTTTTGTTGTCTGACACAGCGTACAGCAGGGTTTCCCCTGTTGTGTCTGGTGACATGATCACTTTGCAGCCGAATTCCTTAACGGATTCGATAACTTCTTCTGTTGTACACCCAAAGTCTCTTGCCTTGAGTGGGTTTAAGAGTAAATAACGTGCTTTCATTAGGTTTCTCCTTAAGCTTCTACGATTTCATTGAACCAAGTGTCAGAACTCCAACCAGCTGTGACACCAAACCTTACTTGTTTACCAACTAAGCCTCGAGCAAGCTTATATTGTTTACGAGCATGTTCAACATCACGGTTGATTGAGAGTTTACGGACAACTTCCTTATCATCTACTGCATAGACGTACCTGTTAGCAGGATCTGTGTAGACAACCATTAACATAGATGTCTCCATAGTGAACATTACAGTAGTTGTATCGCCTTTAGTAGCGAAGTTCATTGTTGCTGTAGTCATATTATATCCTTTGGTAATGACTGTTAATAGAAGCTTGGTACTTACCCCAAGTGGTCTCTCCGTAAGCCCGAGAAGAGCAGTTATTTACAGATGTACGATGTGAACAGTCACATCTTCTGCTTTGTACTTAAGTAAGTCTTTGGCAGACATTACTTTGTCAACTAGTTTGTTTGTTTTGTTGCAGTATACTAGGTACATTATTTGTTCCTTGCTTGTTGAAGTTGATTTAACTCTGAATACGCTACTGTTACATAATACTCAGCAGCATCCTTTGCTTCTTGGCTTGAGCCATTCCTGTTAGGAACAAAACACCAAGCATGACGATTCCACCACCAAAGCAGTGCCTTAGAGAAAGCAGTATTACCTGACCAATGAGGACAACCCTTAGACACCCAGAACTTAAGGTGTCGCCAAGTAGAACGAGGCATTTCACACTTACACAAACCCATCTCTATCAGCATGAGTTCAAAGTCACCAGCAAACGATGCATCACCTTGCAGGTAATAAGCAACATTCCTTGATGCCTTAGGATGCGTACGTAAGTACGAAGCAGGAGCAATAGCTCCACAAGGATGCCCTATAAGAACATCGTTAGGTGCAGACCTGATCCTACGGTTAATAAGATTAGACGTCAAGCTATAACGTTTAGCCATTTCATTCTCCTTCGTTGATTTCGATTAACAGGATAGCAATCTGTACACCAGCACAGATGCTTGCAGCGATTAGACCAATTACATGGAACCAACCATACATCGCCTCAAACTGTATCTTATCGACACAGAACACCATTAGTTGCGACCACAACAGAATGTAAACAACGTGCATTAACTTAGTCATATTAATCTCCTTGAGCTATGACAGAACAGAGCAAGACGCTCTCGGAAGACCCCAACAAAGGAGCCAACCGAGAAAGCCCTCACGCTTCAACAGCAACAAACCAAGAATCAGCAGAGTAGCCAAACGCAGCAACAAAGCGAACAGGCGAGCCACCAACACGAGCAGACAAACGAGCAAACACAGCGTCCCGAGAGACAGGACGACCCAAGGCACGAACAGCGTACGGGACACGGCAAACACGAACACGACCGTCCGAGCAAACCACAGACACAGCGTCAGAACCAGACAAGGCAACAGCAACAACAGACACAGGAGCCGAGAGAGAACCACGAGGAACAGAAGCGGCAAGAGACGGACGAGCAGCAGAAGCCACAGAGCCAAGGACGGGAAGGGCAGAGACCCAAGAAGAAAGAGAAGAGACCACGGAACACCTCCAAAGAGCGCAGACAAAGAAAGCCGAGACGGGCAGCGCCACGCACCGACACGGCAGGGAAAACAAGGGGGGCAAGGAAACCCACGAGGGGGGAACAACAAACACACAACAAATTTTTAAACACACACAAAGACATCTACCCCAGACATTCCCCAGCGACACCCTCTATAAAAGGTAGGGGTACCCCAAAGACGTATACAAAAGATTACATTTCAAAAATTATTGGAATTTTTTTTATAAACAAAACAACTAGTTAGTCGGTACATAATAGAGAAACATTTTTATTACATAAGGAGATAGCTTAGCTATCGCTAATCTATAGGTATATGACAACACAAAACAATTCTGATAAGCTAGAGGCTCTGAGGGAATTAAAGAAGCGTGAAAAATTAAACGCTTACAAAGGCGACTTTGAATTATTCGCCAAAGAACAATTAAAAATCTTACCCAAAGACTCCTCTAAGGGATTCCAATCTTTTGAGTTCAATGAAGCTCAGAGGATTGTAAATGAAGCACTTGAGAAACAACTCAAGGAAACAGGGAGAGTCAGAGCTATTATATTAAAAGCTCGACAGATGGGTTTAAGTACATACACGACAGGTAGGGTATTCTGGAAGAGTTACTTTAATGCTTACAACAAGTCAGTAGTTATGGCGCATGATGCGGCTACTAGTGATGCATTATTTGGTATGTCCAGGAATATCATTTATAACATGGCTGATACATTCAGACCCATGTTAAAGAAGTCAAATGCAAAAGAGATTATGTTTGAGCATAATGATTCAGGGTACAGGCTGTATACGGCTGGAGCACCTGAAGCTGGTAGGGGAACAACTCCTACTATTGCTCACTTATCCGAGGTAGCCTTTTGGGGGCATGATGAAAAGATTTTAGCAGGATTATTCCAAGGAATATCCCAGTCTGAAGGGACTGAAGTTATTCTTGAGAGTACTGCTAATGGTGTGGGGAACTCATTTCACAGGTTATGGCAGGGAGCTGTAAAGGGTGAGAATGATTATATTGCTATCTTTGTTCCATGGTACCTGATGACAGAGTACGTCAGGAAAGCCCCTGAAGGATTTGAGAGAACAACAGAAGAAGAAGTATTAGTTACTAGGTATAACCTGAGTGACGATCAACTATACTGGAGAAGGTTAAAGATTGCAGAGGGTGGTGAAAATAAATTCCGTCAAGAATACCCTGCGACACCTGAGGAAGCATTTATTGTTTCTGGTTCTAACGTATTTAACATTGAGAAGCTGAGTAAGCTTGTGCCTCAACCAATATTAGCCAAGAGAGAGTTTAACTTTGAATCCTCTATGATGGAGGATTTAAGAGATGGGTCTATCGAGATATTTAAGTATCCTACTTTTGAAGATGCCTTTGCTATCGGTGCTGACGTTGCTTTGGGTGTTGGTAAGGATTATTCTACAGCAGTGGTCATTAATGCCAAGAGGGAAGTGTGCGCAGTTTATCGCAGTAACACGATTGATCCTAGTCAGTTTGGTGATTTATTATTTTATCTAGGTAGGTACTATAATAATGCTTTGTTAGCCGTAGAGTCTAACTCTATGGGTATAGCAACATTAAACAGGTTAACACAGATGGGTTACTTGAATATGTACTATCAGACAAAGATGGCGAATGTATCCAAGGAAGAGGGAACAAGGATTGGCTGGAGAACTACTTCAGCCTCTAAACCAGCTATCATTGGATTCCTGAAGAATGCTATTGAACAGGAAGATATTTGGATACCTTCTAGGGTTATCATTGGTGAACTTATGAATTATGTAGCAGACGAGTCTGGAAAGACAAATGCTATCATAGGTCAGAATGATGATACAGTTATTGCTTTAGCTATTGCTCTTGAGGTTATCAGGACACACGGAGACAAGTTAACAAACACAACAGTACCCTTCTCACAACGTATGGGTAACTTTCAGCAAATAGAAACAACATGGATATGAGGTAACATTATGGCTAAACAAGGATTATATGACAATATCCATGCTAAACGGGAACGTATAGCTAAAGGTTCCGGAGAGAAGATGCGTAAGGTAGGTACTAAAGGTTCGCCTACGGATAAGAGCTTTAAAGAGTCTGCTAAGACTGCTAAGAAGGGGAAATAGTATGGCTGAAAAAGATTCAAGACTAAAGAGGGCTGGTGTATCAGGTTATAATAAACCTAAGAGAACACCTAATCACAAAACTAAGAGTCACGTTGTTGTGGCTAAAGTTGGTGATAAAGTTAAGACTATTCACTTTGGTGCTCAAGGTGCCACAGGTAGTCCTGACGGTTCAAAGCGTAATGAAGCTTTTAAAGCTAGACATGCAACTAATATTGCCAAAGGACCACTGTCTGCGGCATACTGGGCTAATAAGGTTAAATGGTAATATGGCACAAATGAATGTACCCTTAACAGGGAAAGAAAAAGAACAATTTAAAAGTATGATTAAGCCTAAACAGGCTGGTAAGCTTTTAAATCCACAGGAAAAAATCGGTAATAAAATCCCTAAAGATTTTAATCCTCGAAAGAGTTAGTCCTTGTGTCCTAAGAGAAGGTAACTTCTACTTTGTTGGCTACTAGCAGGGTGATTAAAAAATTAGTAGCAACATACAAGTCTTGTTGTAGACTTTGATTGATTGAATGTATAACCAAGAAAGGTTTACAATGAGTGATACAAGTAGAGATGTCATCCGCTTTGTGGATAGATATAAAGATCCAGTAGGAGATAATGAACTCCTAGCTATGATCGAACAGGGTGTAATGAACTCTGTTGGTGACTTCTTGAATAGTTCCGACTTAGCTCGTGAACGACAGAAGGCTACCTATGAATACGGCATGATGCCGCAATTTCACCTGACTCCTCAGGGTGCTTCACAGATTGTCTCTTCAGACACTGTAGAGGCTATCGAGGGTTATACAGCTATTCTTGCTGAACTTATGTTTAACAACAATAAGATCGCAAGGTTTATTCCGGCAGGAAGTTCTCCTAAGGCTTTCCATGAGGCTAAAGTAGCTTCTGACCTTGTTAACTATGGAATTTTTAAGCAGAATCCTGGTTGGGAAGTCCTAAATACATGGGTTAAATCTGCCTTGTTATGGAAAAATAGTATTGTTAGATGGGAATATATTGAAGACTTTGATTATAAATTTGAAGAGTTTGATTCTATCAGTCAAGAAAACCTTGATCTCTTGTTATCAGAAGATGACACAGAAATTATCGGAGATCTTAAATATGAACAAGAGTTAGACACCGATGAAGAAGGTAATGCTGTATACAAGATGGTATACAAGGATGTTCGCCTTAAAAAGAAAAAGAACAAGACAAGAATTTTAATTAAGAATGTACACCCAGAATGTTTCCGTATTACACGGGATGCGCACTCACTTGATGATGCGGCATTTGTGGGTATCCAGATTGATATGACTCGATCTGAAGTTAGAAAGTTTTTCCCTGACATAGCAGAGAATATTGACTGGGACGCCATTGGAGACGGTAGCTATGATTGGGCTACCAAGTACACCGAAGAGCAAGCTGCTCGTAAGCGTCTAGTTGGTGAAGAGTACTGGCTTGGGGGAAATTCACGGGAGCTATTCCCGTCAGAAGCTAATCGACAACTCACTGTTATCGAGTGTTGGTTACGTGTAGACCGTGATGGTGATGGTATTGCAGAGCTTAAGCATTTTATTATTGCTGGTTCTACAATTCTCATGGAAGAAGATTGTGATATGATTCCATTGGCGACTCTTTGTCCCTTTGAAGTTCCTCACGAATTCTTTGGTTTGTCTGTAGCAGATATGATTCGACCCATGACATTAGCCTCAACAGCTATTATGCGTGGATTCATTGAGAATGTCTACTTAACTAACTACTCACCTAAGCTTGCTGATCCTAACGTTGTAGACTTCAGTGCTCTACAGAACATGAAGCCTAAGCAGATTATTGCTACCAATGGTAACCCTAACAATGCGGTTGCTTCAATGACACCTGACACTATCAGTACAGGTACAGTACCTATTCTTGAGCTATTACAAATGCACAAGGAACAGGCTACAGGTTTGTCTAAGGCTGCTCAAGGTTTAAATGATACACTCTATGTCTCTGGTAATTCAGAAGAAAAGATGCAGAGAGCTATGTCTGCGGCACAAGTACGTATCCAGTTTATGGCACGTAGGTTTGCTGAGACAGGCTTTAAGCGTCTGTGTGAGGGTATCTACAAGACAATGCGGGATAAACTCCGTGGTCAAGAAGTTGGTTACTATGATCAGAATGACTTGTTTAAGTCTGTTGATCCTGGTACATTACCAAGTAACTTGATGCTCTATGTTGATGTTGATGTTGGTGAAAACAGTAACAGCAATATCATGAAGAAAATGAATGTAGTTGGTCAACAGATTATTCCAGCACTGCAACAAGCAGGAGCTGGTGGAGCTGTTAGCCCCTCAGCAGCAGTAACTATTGCATGTAAAGCAATTGAGTCTATGGATATGGATCCTCTTGACTTCCTTGTTGACTATACAGACCCTAAGTTTATTGAACAGGCAATGCAGTCAAGAGAAGGTGAAGTAGCGGCTCAAGAAAAACAGAAACAACTTGAAGAACAAGTTAAGATGATTGACATAGCACAGAGGCAAGCAACACTTGACCTCACTAATGTACAAGCTAAAAATGCCATGCAAGATAACACCAAACAACTTATGGTTGCTTTGGATAAGAGTTATCAAGAGTGGGGTAAGCTATATATTCAGGCGGCTAAAGAAGGGGTTGACATGCCTCCTAAGCCTGACATTAAAGAACTCCTTGCAATGGCTAAGTCTTTCATTGATGCTGACTCGCATATGGATGCAAGTAAGCCTCAAGGTAGTCAAGCACCTCAACCACAGGCTGGTCCTGCGGCTGCTGGTGAAAACCCAATGATGTAATAAATATAAGGCGAAAGAGGTAGCTCCTTTGCTGTGCCCTAACACAGCTAGCCTTTTCTTTTAGGGAAGAAAATGGATAAAAAAGAATATGAAAAGCAACGTAGTAAGATACGTAATAAAAAGCCTGAATATAAAGAGCAGTTAGCTATTTCATTTATAGCTAGAACTTATAATGTTGATAAAGATAAAGCTAAAGAGTTGTATCTAAATTCAATGAAATGCTGTGATATATGCGGCATAGAGTGGAATCCAGACATTCATGTTAACAGATTTTGTGTTGATCATTGCCATACTAGTGGTAAAGTCAGAGGCACTCTTTGTTTTAGATGCAATGTTGAATTAGGATTTTATGAGAATAGCAAAAAGAAGTTTGACTTATTTTCAAAATATTTAAATGAGAATTAATTAATGGATAAATACAGAAAAGGGTTTGAACAAAAAATCAAACCTAAAATGAATCATGAGACAGGTGAATACAAAGTAGAACCTTTCCGTGAAGCCCAAGTAGCCTTAGGTCGTGCAGAGTTTGTTCAGCGTGAGCGAGAACAATTCTTTGGTGATGCATATAGCGAAATCTTGGCTGACCTTTTTGTTACGTGGTTGAAGACAGAACCTCATTGTTCTAAAGAACGAGAGTACCTGTATCATACTGCTATGGCATTAGGAAGTGTTAAAGAGAAATTAGTTGGTATTGAAATGTACGGTAATAACGTCAAGTTCATCCAACAACAAAACAATACCCAAGAGGGGTCTGAGGAAAATAATGAGTAATTTAGATAAAGCAAAAGATGTGCTTGAAAAAGCACGAGAAGAAATCCTACGTGAATTGGTCCAATGCGGATCAAATGGCGGTGTAGGTCGA